CCCCGAATTCCAAACAGGCCTATATAATAGTCCTATCCCTAAGGGGGGGCTGGGGGGGATGTACCGTGACGGCGAAAAAGGCGAAAAAGGCGAAAAAGGCGAAAAAGGCGAAATTGTGCTCAGAATATTCGGCGAAATCGTGAGTATCACGCGCGTTGTGTGAGTCAAACAGTGAGTCATGGGATGGGGTGGGAAAGGGTGAGTAGAATACGCTCCTAATCCGTGCCTGCGGCGGGATGAGGAGCGTATTACTCCTAGCCCGATGAGAACAGAAGGGGAACAAGCGCGCAAAGCGCCCGTCAGCGAACGTGCACTGTAGGTTGTATTTGCAGGTTGTAGCAATCTATGCGTGTGGGCCAGGACCCCCTCGCGGGGGTGAGAGCCGACTGGGGTGCGACAATATGTCACATTGACAAGTGCCGGAAAGTGTGATATCCTTAATCGTCGTGTTGGGGATATAGCAAGCACAGTCGGTTCACATCCCCGCGAGGGGATCATTGCGCACACGCATAGATTGTTACAACCTGAAATTGCAACTTGTTTAAGTCAAACAGTCGGGAGACTTGGTTATGGAGATGGAGCCTGATTGGAATGGACACGTGATTGCTAAATATAATAAAATATTGCGCGAGACAGGCCGTGCAATACTTATTATTGTTTATGGGCGCGTGATGTGGTTGCCTAAACAGTTAATTGTAATTGATTCAGGTAATAGGAAGATTTCTATGCCTATGTGGTTAGCGAAGAAGAGACAGAAGGAAGTGGAAATGATTTGGGTGGTGAAAAGGAGGCAGCGTGGGAAGAAATTCCTGTGATTCGTGAATTGATATACAGGCAAAAATAAGTGATATAAGTGCGTAAATAGGGCTTGACAAGGCCACTTTTTTATGGTATACTAAAGGGTCAAATAGGAGTTTGGGAGGCGCTTCCCTCGCGTGCGCCTCACTCCTTTTTGGCATGGGGACCGAGGTCTACTGTCGGCGGAAGCACTCGGTCCCCACCCAGAATTGCGGTGTTTGAGACAAACAGGAGGCGAAAATGGGTGAAACTTGGGGACACAAAGGACCAACGTCCGATCGGACAATGTACGATGCTGACCGAGATGAGCAAGTGAAGCTATCCAATGAGCAACAACAGGCGCCTGTGCCGACGTTAGAATCGCTTTCGCCTGCTACTGCTGTTTCTGATAGTCCGGACTTTACGCTTTCCTGTGTTGGCACTAATCTCGGCCCCGGCACAGTAATTGTGTTTGGAAATCAGGACGAACCGACAACGTTTGTCAATGCAGGTGAGGTGACAACGATTGTGAAACCTTTGCTCTTCACGCCGGCCGTGGTTCCGGTATGTCTTCGAAATGGGAATTACCGGACGCAGCCACTTGAGTTCACGTTTACAGCGATGTAAGCCATGGCACAGAGTAATGACGCAGCGACTAGCGATAAGATTCATAAGGCCAATTCTGCGCAGGTTGTTGCGCAGTTGTCGGCCAATGCGGCGAAAGCGGCAACAGTACCACCCAATGTCGGCAGAAAAGAGCCGGCAATGGACCTTAACATTATGCAGGGATCGGCGAACGGTGTCGTCCCGAATCGGTTCCTGGTGACGCGAGGCGCAACATCGACTGTTTGACTCACACAGACCGTGAACGGAGCGAGAACGGAGCGAGAGCATGGCAACAAATACAGCCACAGCGAATGTGAAAGGCGGCCTGTTCGGTGACTCGGCAGGCCTTACGCAGTTGGCAAGTATCAGTGGCAAGAACGGTCGCAGATCGGATGCCGCGAAGCAGTTAGGGACGAGGACCAACTATGCGCTTCGGCAGATTATGTATGTAACGGCTGGCGCGGCGCCTGGGGCAACAGCGACGTACACTTATCCGTTGATTAATGCGAGCACTTCGGAGCTAGGAGGCAAGAGAGTTGTGGTGCAAACGAGCCTGGTTAATAGAGCAACAACGGCCGCAGACGTGACGGAATACAAGAATGATATTCTGCGGTGGTCAACAAGGACAACGTTTGGTGCTAATCCAGTGCCGAACAAAGATGGGAATCCGCTCGGAACTTGGTAATGCGCGCGTGCGTTCTTATTGTTGTGGCGTGTGCCCTCAGTGGCTGTTGGGCTACTGTGGGCGAAGAGCGTTTACGTGAATGCGAAACTAGGACCGTGGTATTTGAGCGTGGCGTGCCGCGGCGCAGCGACACAGTGACAGTGGAGACGACGCTAACGCCGCCTTCATGTGGCAGAGCGGGTTTAGTGCTGAGGGAGCGCCGGTAATGTCAAGCAAACGTGAGAAGTTGCCAGAGGAACTAACACGATTCGAGTCCAGCGGTGCCCACCGCATGCATGCTGACTCGGATAAGGCAACGGCTCGGGGCAAGTCTACCCTGGCTGGTAACCGGGCCGTTGCTAAAAGGTCTAAATTGGCAAAGTGGGGCGACCCCTATGTAATGGCTGATGGGAAAATCATTCAGCCCGAAGTAATGTTCGAGGATCAGGCAAAAGTAAATGTGAAATCGAGCAGCGAGTACAGGCCGCAACGCAAGCGTTCGATACCGGATTTGCCGGCGTCACCGAAGGTCATGAAAGGAATAGGGCTCGTGTTCACATTCACGATATTAGGTGTGCCGGATCGTGAAATAGCGGAGATACTTGGCATAACGCCAAGCGAAGTGCGGCAGGTTAGAACACATCCTGGATACGGGGAGACGTTCGAAATTGTAGCAAGTGAGTTTGTTAGTGCGAAATCGAAACGTCTCGTATCGAGAATTGCAGCATATGCGGATGGCGCGTTGGACAACGTGTACAACATTGCAATGCACGGAACAAAAGAGAACAATGTGCTCAAGGCGAGCATTGATCTTCTCGACCGTGCGGGCGTGAGGCCGAAGGATTTGGCTGGAGACAAAGGCCAGCAGAACGAGCTACGCATCACCATCGTCAAGAGTGATGATGCGGAAGTGGTTGTTAACGGAATGACTCTTGACAATTAGTTTGAGTCAAACAGATACCAGCTTGTTTGGCTCAATTTGCCCGTGTGGGACGGGCAGGAGCTGGTGTCTGTGAGGTAGACTGTGAGCAACGTTCGAAGTCTGATCAGTAGTCGAGTAGCGGAGGCGATGGGTAAAGCGCAGAGGCTCGGTAGTTATGAGTGGCACGCGTATCCTCGTGTCGTGCTCACGGATGGAGCGATCTTCCACAAGGACAAGCTGTGTGGATTTGTGGAGAAAGCAGAAGGCGATCTTCGTCTGTGCAGTGTCGGAGATGTTGTCATGCTAACCGACGCTGAGGTTGAAGCGTGTCGAGCCAGCGGTGTGGAACTGGCGGATGTGCCGGAGGCAGAAGCAGCGGAGTAAAAAGGTGTCGCCAGAGTGGCCAGACCCGACGCCGGAGATGCTGGCGTCACCAGAGTTTGAGGCTGTCTGGCAATGCATGAGGCATTGGGACATTGGCGTTCCTGATGTTTATGGCGGCTACTGTAGAGCAACTGGAAACCATGTTCGAGCCATCCTGGACGCGTTAAAAGGAGTAGGAAAATGACATGGGTAATAAACAAAGCAGGAACGGACGCGAGCCCGTATCCAACGGATACTCCGTATTCGAAGGTAAATCGGTACCTAGCGGACGTAGCGGCGGTCGTTGCCGCGACGCCGCAATACCCGGGGGAGTGCGCGATAGCACTAGACACTTTCGAGACGTACCAGGCCACCGACTTGACAACGGGTCACTGGCAGAAGCTGGCAGTGAAACAATGACCATGCGCGCCCTTGTGTCTTGGGCGCTTCTCGGTGTGCTGATGTGGGCAGTAATTTTCTATGTTGTGACTAGTGTGTTTTTTCCTGTTTGAGACAAACAGAAACCGTGCCGGTGTGTGATGCCACATTACAAGCTCATTGAGGGTTCTGTGCAGTCTGGCTTTTACCATAGCCGGGCGAAGATACAGATATTCGGTGGCGCGTTTGCGAATGGCAAGACGACGGCGCTCGCGGTTAAGGCGCTCAAGCTGGCAAGAGACTATCCGGGCAGCAATGGTTTGCTGGCACGGGAAACTTACCCGAAGCTGAATGATACCTTGAGGAAGGTTTTCTTTAAGTGGTGCCCGACACAGTGGGTATTGAAAAAGCCGACGATTGACGACAACACGTGTTACCTGACAAATGGTTCTATTATCAATTTCCGATACATATCGCAGCGAGGTAGAAGCCGTGGTGATGGCAGTGCGACGAGTAATCTTCTATCCGCCACGTACGACTGGATCGGTGTTGATCAAGTCGAAGACCCTGGTATCATACACAAAGATTTCTTCGATCTCCTGGGCCGTCTCCGCGGAGATACGCCGTACCAATCCGACGACGAAGATATGTCTATGCCAGGAACGGGTCCGCGTTGGATCATGCTTACAGCAAATCCGTCGAGTAATTGGTTCTACAAGGAGTTGGTCCAGCCGTATCTCTTATGGTTGAAGACCGGCCAACGGGTGGAGAAATTGCTTGTGGACCCAGATACGGGTATTCCTCTCCTCGAATTATTTGAGAGTGACACATACGCGAACAAGCATAACTTATCACACGATTACATCGTCGGTCTCGAAGCGACATTCAAAGGTCAGATGCGTGACCGTTTCCTACTTGGAAAATGGGTTGCCTTCGAAGGCTTGGTCCATCCTGATTACGACCCGTCGGTCCATACCATTTCGCGTGCAGAGGCCGAGAATTATCTTGCGGAGTGCTTACTTCGCCACGTTCAAATTCAAGCAATTGAGTCTTACGATTTCGGTATAGTTTCGCCGAGTTGTTATTTGATGGGATTTGTCGATGATCGTGGCCGCGTTATTGTCCTTGATGGTTATTATCGGCCTGATTTCCCATATCATGCTCAGCCTCAAGAGATCAGAAACATTCGCGCGAAGTATGCTGGCCTTCTCATGTTTAATAATCGGATACATGCTGATCCTGCTATTTTTAAGAAGGTTGTGGTGGCCGGAATGAGGGAAACCGGCTCGACGATAGCGAAGTTGTACCAGGATGACAGGATTTACATGCGGCCGTCGAGCAACGATGTTGTCACTGGAATTGCGAAGGTCAATTCATATTTGGCCGGTAAAGCAGGTGTTCCGCATCTCATGACAAAGGAAGACCCGAGTCCGCTGTTGTATTTTGTGGATGATTTGGCGTTTGTTGGTGACGAGATGGCCTCGTATTACTGGAAACAGAACCCTGCTGGTCAGCGTATTGACGAACCTATGGATGCAAACGATCACGCGATGAACGCACTAAAATACATGCTTTCGTACCTGCCGGATGTGAGTAAGATTGTAGTGCCAGAAAAAGCTCTACCGCCAAAGTGGAGCTATTGGCATGAGGTGGAAAAGGACTATACAGGGGGATTAACACAATGAGCGAGCGAGAGCGTACGCCTGCTGCTTTCCGGCACACAGAACTGGATGCCATACTGAACATGGTTACGAGTGATTTGCGGAGCAGGGAAGATGCGGAGAATTCTATTGAGAGACTGCTTGTAAACATAGGCTCAGTGCTTGTAGCGCTAAAGTCTGAGGGCGAGAAATCAGGCTATGACGCTAATCTGCTTATGGATCAACTCGACAATATTATAGAGGTGCTGAAACACAAAGAACACTTGATTGTGAGTGCGGTGATTGAGAACACTGAGCTTGATGTTTGAGTCAAACAGGGGGAAATCATGTCGCGTGGCTTGATATTCTGGGTGCTGATGCTGATTTGGTTTGTGTTCGCAATGGTTATCAATCTTGGCGTTGTACGGTTTGTGGGAAGTGGTACGGCTAATGACGTGTTGCTGTTCATTCTGTTCCTGCTGTTAGGCTGGCAAGTATACGGTCCTCCTGTTCACGGGTAAGCAGTCATGTCCATGACCGACATTTTCGACACCGACTCCGTCGATACCGATAGCGAGGATGGCAACACGCCACCTGCGCGTGCTGGCAATGAGCCGGCACCTGTCTATCGTATCTACGAGGGTAGCCGCATCGCAATTAGCTCGTCTGTCGGCAAGTTGTGGCAGCGGAGGATCAACGCGGCGCAGAAGGCGTACGAGCAAGTTCTTATTATGTGGGATGAAGTGTTCAAGTACTATAATAATAACCAAGGCAGGCCGATTGAATCTTCCAGAGGCATGTTCAAACGCGGCGATGTCACCGAAAATGTCGTGTTTTCGAACCTTAACATCATGCTACCGGCGGTTTATAGCAAAAATCCGGATATCACGTGCAGCTCGGCAGACAGCACGGAACAAGACTTCTGCAAGGCGTTAGAAAAGCTGATAAATACGCTGTTCAGGACGAGCCTACGGGCAAAGTACAAGATTAAGAAATGTGTGGGCATAGGTTTGCTGACCAATTTTGGCATTATGAAACTTGATTACACGCGCAAGGACGATTCACGTGAGATTGCTGTTCAGCAGATGACGGATATCACGCAGAAATTGGCGCAGGCAAAGACGCAGGAAGCGGTTTCGATGCTCTATGGACAGTTAGAAGCCTTGGAAATGAATATGGAGGTCATGAAGCCGAGTGGTCCGAGTCTGACTAACGTGTTGCCACATAATTTAATCATCGACCCGTATGCCGAGTTGCAGGATGGCACAGACGCTGAATGGATGGCGGAAAGGGTGTTTTTGCCCACTGCAATGCTGACGCAGCGCTTCACGAAGCCTGATCCAGACGCGCCGACAGACCAGAATAACCTGGAAGCCGGTGCGCGCGTTCTCATATATAAACCAACGCACAAAGCGTCATTTGACACGTCGCAAGGGAAACGTGACGATGGTCTCGGGTTTGTTCAGGAGGCTATGGAAGGTGGTGTGCAGAGCATACACCATACTGACGACGAGCGCACCGCATACATGAACATGTACACTACCGAGTGTTATATGGTTTGGGACAAATTGACTAGAAGAGTGATGCTTTTTCACCGTGATGACTGGTCGTGGCCGCTCTGGGTTTGGGACGACCCGCTCAATGTTACCCGGTTTTTCCCGTATTTTGTTATTGGCTACACAATGAGCACCGGGGGCACTGTAGCCGTCGGCGAAACGGCGTATTACATGGATCAGCAGGACGAAATTAATGCCATCAACAGGAAATTGCGCCGAATGCGTACATCTGTGTTTGATTACTTTTTCTACAACGCGGACAAAACAGATAGCGATCAGATCGAGAAGATGCTAAATGGCATGCGTGGCGAAAACATGGGTAGTGATTCGAAACATGTGCTTGGCATCAAGGCCGGCGAAGGCAAGATTTCGGACATTTTCGAGTCTCTTTATCCAAGGATGGACCAGTATAAGGAATTATTCGACAAGCAGGATTTATTGGATTCTATTAACCGGATCACTAACACATCCGACGCGCTACGTGGCGTCCAATTTAAGACGAATACGAATGAGGATGCGGTCAATACGTATCAGGAATCAATGAAGTTGTCTGTTGGAGCAAAAGTTGACGTTGTCGAGGACGTTGTCGCTGATATCGCTATCTCGCTGTCGGAATTGTGCGTTCAGTATATGACTGTGCAGGAGGTTATTGGTTTAATTGGACCTACGCTTGGGCAATATTATCGTCAAATGTCTGTGGCGCAACTTAACAGTACATACAATTTGGAAATCGTTGCCGGCAGTATGGAGAAGCCAAACAGTGTATTTAAAAAGAAGGAGGCTGTTCAAATTGCTCAAGCTGTCGGTCAGTTCGCACAGGCTGCTCCTGGAGCTACGCTTAAGGTCATGCTTAAGGTTCTTGAGCAGGCATTTACTGAGGTGGTCATTCAGCCGGAGGATTGGGCTGCGATTGACGCTGAAATCTCGGCGAAGACAGGCCAAGGTGTTGGCTCAGCTACGGGCACTCAGCCAGGAGGTAACCAGCCAACTGAACAGCCTCCAGGCGGAGCGCCGGCGGGTAGCCCTGCCGCTCCGACGCCGACGCCGACGCAGGGACCGGGAGCGGTGCCAGGGCAGAACATCCAGCAACTCCTTGCGAGTATCCCACCACAGGTAAAACAGCAAGTCGTGCGAATGTCTCAGTCTGGAGCCGATCCGCACATGATTATGAGCTATTTGTTGCAGCATGTGGCTGCGTTGCATTCGGGTCAAGTACAACCGCAGGGAGCGCCGGGAGCAGCGCCACAACCAGGAGCACCGCAGCCTACGGGAGGGGCGCCGTCACCGCAAGTGCCGAAGCCTCCGCCAATAAAACCGCCGAATATGAAGGCGTTAACTCAGTCGATGCAATAACTGTGTGAGTCAAACAGCGGAGAGTACGATGTCAGAACATCAGAACCTGGGCGGTGGCTCAGAGAGCGCCATGGACATGGTGCTGGACAACCTTGGAATGGATGATGAACTCGCTGCCGATCTCGAGGGCGGTGGCGAAGATATAGGTGAGGTTGAAGAAGGCGGAGACGGTGGTGCTGAACCGCAATCAACCTACGACGAGCCGCGGCAATACGAAGCTCCGCAGCAGCGTCAGCCGCAGCAGCAGCCTCGCCATGGCTTGCCGCAGGGCGCTGAGGTTCGAGCGGACCAGCGTGGGAATTTGGTCGGTCCTGATGGCAGAGTGGTCGCGAAGGCCGGTTTCGAAGCGCGTATGTACCAGGAGACGCAGAGAACTCGCCGCGAACTTGCAGTGGAGCAGACCAGATCACAGGATTTGTCCTCCAGGTTAAGCAGGGCGATCGAATTGGGGCAGGAGTTTCATCATCGTGTGGAGGCGCTAACGGCTCAACTCAATGACAGAAACTCGGCGGCAGCCAGGCTGGGGCTGAATGACGCAGAGTCAGTCCAGGCAATGCAGTTGGCCTCGGAGGCGAAACGCGATCCGGTTGCTACGGTCAAGAAAATCCTCACGATGGCTGCCACTGCCGGAGTCGATCTCACTAAGATCGGGATTGCGCCTGGCGGTGTGGATACAGCAGCCTTGATGGGGCTGGTGCAGAACGAAATCAGGGGTGCAATGTCCCCGCTGCAACAGCGTATGCAGAACGAGCAATTTCAGGCACAGCAGCAGGAGGTTGCTCAGCGCGTGTATCGCGAAACAGAGAATGAACTTAACACTTTCTTTGGGCAGAACCCCGCAGCGCGGGAGTATATACCTGTGTTTCATGCTGTGCTCAGCGAGCCTCGCTTTCAGCACATGACCATGGGCGAGGTATGGGCTAGAATACAGTTGAACCACATGCGCATGAATGGAAATGGGCAAGTGAGACAGAACCCGCAGCAGCGGCGTAACCTCCCGTCTGGTCGTGGAATGCCATACAACGGCAATGCCGGCGATATGGCTCCCGTGAATCAGTCGTATGATGCAATCCTTCGCGAGACGCTCGATGCACTCGGCGTTTAGCATGAATAGGAGTTACGAGAACTATGGCAACCCTGGATACGGTCGTCAACGCGATGTTGACACGCAGCAGAGCCAAGCTAATTATGGCGTCTGCAATATCGGGTACGGTCAGTGCCTACCTGCACGCGAAGAAGCGTGTGGTGGTCGAGGATGGCGGCCCACAGATCAGCAATCCATTGATTACTGGCCTGAACCCAAACGTTACATCGATGCAGTATTACGATACTGTGCCGGTCAACCAGACGAACGAGTTCGTGACTGTCAATCATTTTATGTCGCGAGTCGTTGGGTCACTTATCATCTCGGACCAAGAAGAAGATGAAAACCAGGGACGGGCTGCAATCTTCAAGATCATCAAGGGCAAAATCATGGCTCTTGACGAGTCTATTTCTCGTCAGTTTGCTACCTACCATACTAGTGTGGGCGCAGGCACCGATCCCAACGGATTGGGCAATCTTATTCCTGTCGATCCAACAAGCGGTTCTGTTGGTGGCATTAGCATGGCTACTGAGAGCCAATGGCGGACATCGTCCTATGATTTCGCTGGGACGCTTACTCCGGAGAATATCGAGGAAGCATTTGACGACATCACCGAGCTTGACCTCAATCGGTCAACCGACGGACAAAGCTCTCCGCAGCCTACTTGCATCTTTACCGGACGAAATATCTACCGGATGCACAAGTCTGCCGCCCGTGACAAACAGCATATTAGTCTCGATGCCACGGGAACAGGCAAGAAGCTTGTTAATCTGGGGATTGTGGGGACGACTCACAACGGGATTCCGCTCCTATTTGACGAGAAGCTGAACGCAAATCAGGCATATTTCGTCAATGACGGCTATCTGACACTGCATGTGCTTCGTGGCGTCAACATGAAAATCAAGAAGCTGATTGCTCCCTGGTCGATGGATGCAACCGGCCGTCGTGTTGTGTGGGAAGGTCAATTGTGCACGTGGCGCAATTACCGGACTCATGCGTTCCTCACCAACTAGCGTTTGAGTCAAACACCATGATGACAGCAAATATGATAGGAGCGCGACTCGCCTACGTTGTGCGCGAGTTGCAAGGAACGGTCAAGCGGGAGAAATGCCGTCTCGTGCTGGCCAAGAAAGGTGGAAATAAGCAGCGTGACCAGTTTGAGTGGAAAAAGGAAATGGTCGACGAGCCTGCTGGCTACATGGTCTATTTCCCTCGAGGACACGTTGTGCGCATCCCCACTCGACAGCTTTTGGAGCATTACAGTCTTCATCTGAAACCGCGAATTATCAACCTAGAGGGCCTGACTGACCCCAATAGCCCGCTTGGTCGCGTGATGATGGCTCAGGACAACGATGCACGTGCCGGTGCAATGACCGACATGGAAACCTTAGTAATCCAGATGGCCTGCGCTAAGACCGGCCCACAGTTGATGCCGGAGCAGATCATCGAGCGAGAAGGAGCTTAAAAATGTCCGCACGTGACAGAAAATTCTTCCAGCAAGGCGTCAATATGTACGTCAAGGCGATGCAGTACGCATCCGACGTAATTGATCTTGAGCCGCAGTTTTTCACGCTCGGTATTCCTGCGGCTGCAACGCCCAACAAGTACGCAAATGCCATTCCGGTGGATGGACCGGCGAACACTCTTATCCCAATGTCACCTGTCGCAATCACGGATGCAGTGTATGGCCGTACGATCACAGTTACACCGTCAGCCGTTCCGGGCAATAACAATGTCATCGACATTAATGGACAAGACTACCTTGGCCAGCCGATGACAGAGCGGTTCACAGGCTCGGCTGCTGCAAACACGATCATAACAGGCAAAAAAGCCTTCTATCGCATAATATCAATAAAGATCATCACGCCTACGACAACCGCAGGCATCACGTACCAGCTTGGTTGCGATAGCAGGCTGGGCTTGCCGTACAAGGGGGTGATCAGCTTCGCGCACGAAGCCGGTGCCCTGGTATTGCCTGTCTCGATCACGTCACCAACAGTGTTCACGGTACCTGATTTGACTGATCCTGCCACAAACATCACAGGCGATCCCCGAGGCACGTACCAACCAATTGCGGCAATGAATGGCGTGAACAAATTCGACGTTGAGATGTTTGGTGATAACACTGTGAATGCTGCCGGCAATGGTGGCCTCATGGGCATTCAGCACTTCGCTAGCTAAGCGGAAATCGGGCTGTGTTTGAGTCAAACACAGCCCTACACACAGATCAGGAGGGTTTGTGACATGGTACTGCGAGACAGAGGATTTTTCCAACAGGGCGTCAACGTGTACGTCAACGCCATGCAACACTCAGCCGAGCTGGTTAGCTACGGGCCACAATTATTCAGCCTTGGCACTCCCGCTTTAGCAACACAGTTTAGGTACCAGACCGGCCTTCCGCTGAATGTGTCGGCCGGAACCATCAATCCAATAGCTCGAATTGAGGACCATGTGGATGCAACGTACGGTCGTGCGATGGCCTGGACACCGTCAGCAGACCCTGGTAACGCTTGTGCTGTTGATGTTATAGGTGAGGACTACCTCGGTCAGCCGATGGTTGAGCGATTCGTTGGCGCGTCGGGTTCTACTGCCGCACTGTTTGGTAAAAAGGCATTCTATCGGGTGTTTGCAACAAAAGTAACTGTGCCGTCGGTGAACCCTATCACGTATTCGCTTGGCAACAGCTGGACGATGGGCATGCCGTACAAGGGTATAATTACAATCTCATACGAAGGCCCTACTATACTATCTGCTGTCGACCTTACAGTACCTACATTCACACCGGCTGATATAACTGATCCTGCAACGGCTACTACAGGTGATCCACGCGGCACGTATCAGTCGAAAAAGTTAGCATATGACGGAAGTACGGTGTTTAGCATTTGTATAATTGGCAATTCAGGTGTGAATGCTGCGGGTAATGGTGGTCTTCACGGCATCCGGCAATATGCGGGGTGAGGAGTCTGCCGGCAACGGCGGTTTTTACGGCATGCTGAGAGCAGTGAGGATTATATGGTTAAGGCAGCAGCCGTAGCCCTGATCACCCTCAGCGGTCCTGGTGGTCAGTATGTAGTGGTCAATGCACGTGAGATCGTATCGTTGCGCGCACCACGCGCTAATGACCACCTTGCAAAAGACGTGCGCTGCATCGTTTTTACCGTCGATAGTAAGTTCACCGGGGTCGCTGAGACCTGCGCAGAGGTGAGGCAGAAGATTGAGGAGTCACGATAATGCCCGCGACAATTCGCCACGTAGTTGATGATGCGCAGGAGCTTGTCGGCGAGGTTTCTGGTCCTGGCGTGCAAATGTACTCAGATGATCGCATGTTCGCGGACGCTATACGTGCGTTCAACATGCTGTTCAAGAAATACAACTGGCGTAATTATTGTAATTGGCTGCGTTTGGCGCTTGATGGCACGACTGGCTGCGTGACCACAAACGATTTGCAATACGTGCTGGACTTTGAGGACATCATCGCGGTGCGCAAGGACGGCTCGTATGCGAATTTGAGTATTGCACCGCGGGGGATCAATCCGTTCCAGCAGAATTTGCTGTCAGGCAATGCTCCGCGTTACTGGAACAGCCTCAACGTGATGGACCCGAACTATCCGTTGAAGCGAATGTTCGTCCTGCCGAAGACGAGTACAGGGTTCATCAACGTGTTCGCCAAGTTTTACCCCGTGCTTAATGATGCTTGGGACTGGCAAGACACCTTTTACTTGGATCGAGACATGCTTGTGTACGGAACAGCATGGGCGACACTGTCGTCGGATGACTTGAACGCAGCAGCAGCGGATGTGGCCAAAAACATGATGGAAATGCGCTACCGGGACATTCAGTCGCAGTTTGCGTCGTTCGATATCGAGTTTAGCGGCAGCGGCTACAGCGGCATTCCTGATCAGTGGCTGGTTGCGTCTCCTGTGTGAGTCAAACACCGATGTCCCAATTGCTCCCAAAAGCTTTCCGTGGGAAGACGCCAGGATCGAGAATCCTGGACCTTTCGCTCAAGAACTTTGGCGGAGGGCTAAATTCCGTTGATGATGAGTTCTCGATGGAGCCAAAGTATCTTGTGACGCTCAAGAACTTCCGACGAACTCCGTCTGGAGGCCAACAGGTGCGCTTCGGCAGTAACTGGTATGCGAATGTGGCTGGCGTCGTGGCGGGCACAATTCTAGACATGGCTTATTTCAATGGCCGTCTTATCATTGTGATGAATTCAGGCGAAATAGCGACAGTAACGCCTCCAGGCACTGTTGCTGCGGGCTGGAATCATGCGATTGCCGGTGCGCTCCCTGGTGCTCCGAGCGGCTGGGGCAGCACCTACGTAGCTGTGAGTTTCGTGCCGTTTAAGGATACGCTAATTATTCATAATGGCGTAGATAAGCCTATCGTGATATCTAATCTATTCGCGTTCACGTACTTGCAGGATTTGGCGACTGGTAGTAACGTTAACACGCCAATAGGCAAGTACGGCTGCGTTGCGCAGAACTACCATTGCGTTGCGGGCATCGTTAACGAGCCAACAACCATTTATATATCGGCGGTTGGCACGTCCGGGGTGTTTCCTGGCGATCCCGTTCCCAACGATAGCATTAGTATTGACGTCGGGGCATACTCTCCGCAGGGCGCAATTGCCATTCGTGGACTAGCGGGCTACCGAAATTTCCTGATTGTGTTCTTTCAAGGCCAAGCGCTGCTTGTGGAACTTGGAAACTACGACTCAAATGGTATTCATAAGCCTCAATTTCCCGATACGCTGCCAAAATTTGGTCTTCTGGGACATCGGTGTGTAACGCCGGTTGAGCACGATTTGATATTCTCGGGACTTGATGGATTTAGCGATGCCAAGCGCAATCTATTCAGCGGTGTGATTACGAGCGACCATGTGAGTGACCGCATTGAGCCATTTTATCGCGGTATAACCGGAAATTTGACTGATTTCCAGCAACAAAATCAGTGTTTTATGGTTCACGATCCTCTTTGGCATGACACAATTTTATTCAATCCATCGGGACGGCATTTTGTGCATACTGGGAGCGAAAATCTACATTACAGTTCCTGGTCAGAGTACTCGTTCCCGACAAATTGGACGTGTGCCTGCGTCACGTTTCTCGGCCGTTTATTCTATGCGTATGGAACCAGGATATTCCAGCATGGCAATCCTGTGTTTGCTGGGGAAAATTACACCGCTGATCGGATGAACGACCGTGATGCTAATTGGGCACCTAATACGTTCTATACTGCGGGTCAGCTTATTCGTGATACAGTTGGCAACATTACATACATGTGCAGTTTGACTCACACAAGCGGACCTGTGGCCATAGCAACCGATATTGCCGCTAATCCAGCGTTATGGGCTGCGTATGCTGGAATACCGATTAGCTACGAAATGGAATTGCCATGGCTGAGTGGCAAAGACCCCATGAAGGCAAAACATCTTCGGTTCATTAGTGTTGGAACTGTGGGCACGGCGGAATTTACAGTAGAAGCATACGTTGATGGGCTGTACAAGGACGATACAGGGATTGTTATGTACGGCCCTGCGCTATCCATGGCATTTATAGGCGGAAGCACGAAAGGGTTCGGGTACAATGACGGGCCAATGGGTGGTGGCAGGCGTGGTGACGATCCAAGGCTGTGGGGCTCACCAGTCAAGTTCAAGCTACTCAAGTTGCGATTTCTGGGAACAGCGGAAAAGCCGTTACAGATCATAAGTGCTTCGTTTCTATACTCGCGGGGCAAGTACAAGCGGTAACCGGAGCGGTGAAAGGGAATGTGGTTATAGAACAGCCCGTGAAGGCGCGGGTTTCGCCGTCAGGCGAAACCCGGTTAGCGACGTTCATGGTCTGTTCTATGGTTGCAGGTGCCACACAAAGCGTTGATGTTTGACTCAAACACAGGTCTCAGGCCATGACCACCACATATACCAAGTTTTGGCGCTTTCCGAAGCCTGACTTTCTGTCAGAACCGTGGCAGCAGGGCGTATGGGATACTTTCGATGCGATTGACCAGACACTATACAACACGTCTATATCATATGGTCTTGCGCTGTGGGCAAACTCAACAAGCTACATTATTGGGAACATGGCTATTGACAATGCAGATGGCTCAACGTGGCTCTGTGTTACGGATCATACAAGTGCCGTAAGCCCTACAATATTTGCAGAGGACAGAACAAACAATCCAGCGTTTTGGACGGGCATTCAGCTATCAATAAGGGCGCGTGGACAGTGGCTGCAAAACACTCTGTATTTGCCTGGTGATATGGTGTATGATACCACCAGCGGCCGAAACATATACGCTATCTGCGCTACTAAGCACACAAGTACGGCAACTGGAAACATTACTAACGACTCCGTTTATTGGAACTATACGTATAACAGCCTAGCACCAGACACGGCCAGTGGTATTGGGTACGATCATACGGTTAGCGGTCTCGTTGCTACAGACGTGCAGCATGCAATCGACGAAAGTTTCTCAAAGGTGTTGCATTTAACTGGTGGTGTAGTAACCGGTCCCATTACGTTGCCGGCCGACCCCACCGGCAATTTAGATGCGGCAACAAAACAGTACGTTGATGCCCATGGCGGTACTGGTGGCACAGCGGGTGTGACCAGCGTTACCCCAGGGCCTGGAATAGCAGGTGGTGGCACCGGAAGCGTTACAATTTCGGTTGCTGCAGCAGGCATTACGAATAGTATGCTTGCAGTAATGGCTGCGTTAAGGTTAAAGGGTAACAATGCAGCCTCAGCGGGAGCACCTGTAGACTTGACGGCTGCGCAGGCTATGACACTACTTGGTGCTGCGCCGCTGGCATCTCCTGCCTTCACAGGGGCGCCAACAGCGCCAACGCCAAGCCCAGGAAACAACTCTACAAACGTTGCCACAACAGCCTTTGTTACTACGAGTTTTGCACCACTGGCTTCTCCACTGTTTACAGGTAATCCGACCGCACCAACGGTAACGCCGTCAACAGACAGCACAACTAAATTAGCAACAACTGCGTTTGTTGCTAGTGCGTTACCTGTAGCATCGAACCTAAATCCGGTTATGAATGGAGTAGCAGCTGCGGGTGTTGGAGTTTTGTGGGCACGCACCGATCATGTTCATCCGTCCGACACGTCACGTTTAGCTGTTGTGGGTGGCCAGACCATTAGTGGTGGCTTTGCACTAACACCGAACAATCTTGGCACTATCGGTGTTTCTTTAACGCCAAATCCGCTTCTTGGCAACTACCAGTTCGGTACTAATAATGGGGCAATTGGCATTAACGTGCCGACCGTAGATTGTGCCATGGATATCTTAGTAATCAATGGCACAACGGCAGGTGCAATCACATTTTCCGGTTACACTGTTGGCGCTACTGGGGATGGATTGACTACAACCAATGGTAACAAATTCATTATTTCGATCCGTAGAATTAACGCCGTCTCAACTTATATAATAAAGGCACTCCAATGACCACTACTCTCGATCCCGCGACACTTACTGGCAGCGCTGCGCTGTCTGGTGGCGACTTGACGGCTTCATTCACAGGCACTACTGGAGGAAATGTCCGCTCAACCGTTTTCTTATCCAATGCTCCGTTCTACTTCGAGGTCAAGCTTAATTCTGGAACTATTGGATTTAGCGGTTGGGGCATCGTTCAGCAGAGCGTGCCGCTTGGAATTTGGATTACTCAGGCAGCCATTCCGGCTGGTGTATGGATTAAGCGCGATGACGGCTATTATTATCATAATGGCACTCAAACTGGACCGATCAGCTCTGGGGCTGCCGGTAACGTCTGGATGGTCGCTTGCGATCCCATAGCTGGCAAGTTGTGGTTTGGACGACAAGGTACATGGGACTCAAGCGGCAATCCAGCTGCTGGCACAGGACCGCAGTTTACTGGAGTAACTGGTCAGCTTGGATTGATTATAAACAACTGGGGTATCGCCAGCGCCTGTGTTGCCAACTTCGGTGATACAGCTTTTGCTTATACGCCTCCTGTCGGTTTTGGCAAGCTTATTCCAGCGCCAGCGCTTGCGCTAAATCTACCAATGCTAGGAATTTAGAGATGGCTGCTGGAGACAAGACTTACGTTCGACGCTACGCAGCGGATGACATTCCACGCATAATCGAAATTTGCACGGCCGAAATCCCTAAACTTCCGAACTACAAAGGCGTTGTTGTTGACCCGTCTCGTATCAAGTTTATGCTAGACCAGAACGTGGACAATGATGGCTACTTCATGATATGGCTTCTCGAGGACGATCACGGCAAAATCGTTGGAGGCATCGGCGCCTATTGTGTGACAATGGCGTTCTCGTGGGCCCGGGTATGCAATGATATGTTCTTCTTTATCGAGCCAGAATACCGATCGTTGCCCAATGCGCTGAAGCTGATGACCGCTTATCGAGACTGGGCAATCGCACGCAAAGCGACGATAATCGGGGCTACGCACACAGGCGGAGGGAACGAAAATGGGATGGACAAACTGATAAGGATGGTAGGCTTCGAGCCTATTGGCAAACTGTACCACTACAGGCCAGACTACAAGCGTTTGACTCAAACACGGAGCGACTCAGATGTCAGCACCCAGCATGCCTCCGGACAACAGCGCGCAAGTTGAGGCGATGCGTGAGCAATCACAACAACAGGCACAGGCCGCAGCGGACGCAAAAGCTGCGCAGGACAAGGCTGATTTGCTGGCCTTGCGTACAAGTTCAGCGGCAGCAGGAAACACATCGGCAAGAAGCTACTTCCAGCAGCAGGGGCTCGATCCTTCACAGTACGCGACAGATATTGACTCTCAAATAGCCAGCATTCTTGCGGGCATCTCGCCCACCGATCCGAACCCTGGCGCGTCGTTCCAGGACGTTGGCGCACGTATCTATAATCAATCAACAGCTGCTGCGCAAAGCAAGGCAGGATCGCAGCTTGATGCGCTATTCCCTGGCAACTTCGAGACGAGTCGTGTCAACCAACAGACGGTCGATCCGTACTTGCAAGGCATTGATACCGAGCAGCGCCAGTCAGCGGATGCGATCATACAGAACATGCTGTCGCGTGGTGTCATTACACCTTCCGGTCAGGCCGCAGCCGAGTCGGAACTCGACCGCCAGAACCCAGGCGTCATGGCAAAGCTCAACGAGATCGGAACGGGTACTGTCGCGACGGAACAGCAGTCTCTGCGCGACATTGCCAATCAAGCACGCACGAACGCGCAGACACTCAAGCTCGGAACCCCGTTTGACCCACAAACGTACGGCAGTCAGGCCGATAAGCAGTTTAGTGACTTTATCACCAATCTGGGTACAACACTGCGCGGCAAGGTAGGTTCGGCTAATTTGTTCAATACGTCTGGATTGGCGGCGATTGCAGGCGCTGGACAAGGTGCGCAGAACTTGCCGTTCGACCCGACGGCGCAGCAAGGCGTCATCGACCCGAACGCTCAGGCGAACCAGAATCAGAACCCGCAGACGTCGGCAGTGTTCTAACGCTTGTTTGACTCAAACGGAGGAGGACGTCATGTCTGGTCCTGCTGCTGGTGGCGGAGGAAGTGGCAACTTCTTCGGCAATTTATTCGGTGGAGACAAGGAAGATATCAAGCAGACCGTCCCCGGTTACACAATCGTGCCCCTGCCTGGTAGAACTACGCTGATGCCTGGCGTAACTGGTAACATCTTCACTGGTGCTACTGGCGCAACGGGTCTTAATCCGTTAACAGGACGTACTCACTACCAATACAATGCAAATACGCCACAGGGCGTTGCAGAGCGCGAAGCTGCTAGGCAACAAGCGAACCAGTACAAAACTAACCTTTTCCTTGGTGGCAATGCACCGGTCGGCGGGCCTCCCGGATGGAGCCCGATCACGCAAGGTTACGATATCAACAACCCACCCCCAGGCGCCAACGCAGTGCCAGCCACACCAAGCACGCTGGGGGCCTCTGCTGTAGGCCCAAGCGACAGGCCTACACGTCCTGGGCAAATAGACGCATACAATCTTGCGCAGCGTAGTGGCGTGGCGTGGCACACTGGGGACAGGATATCGGACGTCAGGCTCAACATACGACAAAAACAGATAGATGCCGAGACCGCTGCTCAGTCCGGCACTGCGGCTCAACCTGGCCAGAGTACAACCACGGCCGGCCCTCCCCCAGGGCTCACCGCTGCAAAACGAGATGTGTGGAATCAGGCACGGAAAGACGGTATGTTGTCTATATACGAGTATGGAATGACGGGTGCGCAGTACAACAGGAAGATACAGGATTTACAACTACAAAATAAGCTTCCTGGTTCCACCAACGCCCCCGGCACTAGGCCCGTCTGGGACCAGCCAGGGATGAATGCGGCACAAAAGGAACTCGCTAAAGATGCTTTTGAGTCTCAAGGTGACCCGAACGCTACAACGATGCCTGTCTGGTGGAATTCTCGCTTGAGCAAAGTGCAGGAAGACATGCTAAAGCGCGGCGCTGCCATGATGGGTGGAGGCTACCCATCAACATTTACCGATATGCCTAAGCTTCCCGCTGGTGAATCGTCAATTCCAGGTGAGCCTAGTTGGATGTATGCCAACATGCCGTCATCGGATTTCAACGCCGCAGCGCTTGCATGGCAACTAGCCAAAGATCGACTGGATCGATCGAATGCAAAGGCTGCGCAAGACAAGGCAGCGGCAGCGGCACAGGCTCCTGCCACTGTGACTCAAACACCCCCGGTCCCAGCGCCAGAACCGCAGTCACCCGCAGCACCTCCAGCCGGTACATCATACAGCCCACTAATAACTGGCGGCGCGGCTGTTCCACCACCGGCTGGCGGAGGAGCCCCGCCGATTGATCCACAGGCCATAAAGAAGCAATCATATATCGACCTCTTAACGGATTGGTTGGGTAAACAGTTCCCGTCCGGAACATCGTGGGGTCCGGAAGGCGCAGGTACCCCAGGCGCGGCAGTACCTGGCGATCAGTCACGAATGATGGAAGCAATCGATCCGACTAAGACCGCCCTCGATACTGACGAAAGATACGACTCGCTACCGGAGGCGACCTATGGCTGAGATATTAGGCGCACTTGTCGGTGGCCTTGGGGCCGCTGCACAGTTTAGCTCCTCGCAAGAGGCAGCGCAGATTCAACTGATGAACTTGCGCTTCCAACAACGTATGGCTGATGAACAGATGCGGATGTCGCAAGCGACACGCACGGACGCCTACGGCAATCAGCAGCGGTACAATTCCGCGACGAACACATGGGAAACCATACTAACACCTACACAGAAAGGGATTGTAGGTGCAGGCGAACAGGAACAGCTGAAGCGCCTAACCGAAGACGCCATTCGCAACAGACAAATCCTGGAGGAAGAGCGGCAACGCGGCCTGCAGGCGGTTCCAGATTACAACAAGGCGCTCGCTGGCCTGCGGTACGATCAGGCGCCAAGCCGAGCGGCCGACGAGGATAAGCTGGCAACCCTGTTGTCGCTGCAAAGCCAGGATCAAATTGGTGGGGACAAGGCTGCTGTTGGCCGCACGCTGATTCGGCAGGGGCGAGGTTCAGAATACGCTTCGTTGCTTAAGGCTGCAGATGACGCCCAAGGTCAGAACATTGGCGGTATCCTGGCCAAATCTTATGAGGCGTCGATACCGCAGTTCCAGCAAGACGTACAAGCGCGTACGGCACATTACTTGCCGCTGCTGCAGGAGGCACAGAAGACAATGGAAGGAGGCATGTCAAGCGCACCTACTCCGTTCTCCACAGTTCCGGCTGAACTGAATGCGCTGGAAAGCCAACAGGCATCACTGATGCAATCGGCTGCGCAAAGCGGTGCGGCCGGTGTGGGTAGTGCATATGGTGCATACGCCAAGGCTATCGGTGACACGGGCAGCGGCTTCGATAAGCTGGCAACGCTGCTGGCGGGAATCGGCAAGAATGCTAACAAGGGCAGCGGCCAGACGCAATACGGTCTTGTGCCCAATACGGCCGCGTATGATCCAGGCGTGGGGTACAGCGGCGGAGCATCCAACTATCCATTAACGCCCACATGGTTCGGAGGCACTGGTGTCTATCCGACCGGAGGGCCGCCGCTGCCAACGCCCAGACCCGCAGATGCGCCAAGCGGCGATGCCGGTGCTGGGTTTGACACCAGCGGCGCCGGCGCAAACACAGATTCCAGTTACTACGACAACTGGGGCTGGTGATTGTGTGAGTCAAACAGGAGACCAATATGGCACGTCCATCCAACTACGACACACGAGCGTTGATGCCACAGGTCGATTACGATGACGAATACAGCCCCAAAGACCAGTCCGCGAACATCATAGGACAAAGCCCCGCTGCGGTCGATCTGGTAATCCGATCGCTGCTTGAGAAGGGCGAAGACGCAGATGTTCAGGCGCTTCAAGGCAAAGTTGACCCTGGCCAGGTGGTAGACTATTACCGAAACTTCCCGGTTCCGCAGCCTGGAGGCGACGTTCACCCGCCTGCCCCGAGCAACCCACGTAAGAACTTCGGCAGACCGTACCCATATGACCAGGGATAGAAGCCATGCCCATCACATCAAAAGCGCAGCAGCGGTTTATGTTCGCGCATCAGCACGACCAAGGCCAACTTGGGGACGTTGCCCAGGACTTCATAAGCAAGACGCCAAAGAGCGCATACGCAAGCCTTCCACCATATATGTCCAATGGCCAGCCGTCGCAGACTGGCAACCCGCAAGACCAACGCGCCAAGGTGCTTGCTAACATGATGAAAATTCAGCAGTGAAAGGAGCTAACAATGTCTATGCCAATGCCTCCCGGTGGAATGCCTCCCCCAGCGCCCGGTGGCAGTCGTGGAATGCCTCCGATCGGTGGTGGCCCAAGCCCCATCCTGCAGGGCATTATGCGCATGCTGCCACCGCAGGTCGTGCAGATGATTGCCCAGAACCCACAGGCGATACAGCCGTTGATCCAGAAATTCTTGCCGATGCTACTTGGCGGTATGGCTGGTGGCAGACCGCCCCCTGGTGGACCGCCCGGTGCCGGCGGAATGCCGCCCATGCCTCCTGGTGCTGGCGGTGGCCAACAAGGTATATTGCCTCCCATGGGCGCTGGTGGTGGGCAGATGCCAGCGGCAGGTGGAGCACCGCGCGGTTTCCCGCCCAGACGCCCTCCTCCCCGGCCTATGGGCGGCCCTCCACCAGGGGCATTCTCCGGCAACGCCCCACCACAGATGTCGTCACAAGGCTCGATACAGCCTATGTCTACCGAGGACGAGCTAGCCCAGACCCAGAAGAACATGGGCAAGAAGATGCCTTACTAGTGTGTGAGTCAAACACCGGAGTCGTAAGATGTCCTTGCAAGACCTAGAAGACCTCGCACTACCTCCGCCCTCCGACGACGACGAGGAGCAGAAGCGTCAGCAGGCATCTTACGACGCCGCAATGGCTGCACCGGATGTGCAGCTTCCAGGCCAGTATGTGGCAAATATGCCACTGCTGCCTCCAAGCTACGCTCCGAATGATCCGAATAACCCAGATAACCACATCCCGCTGGACCACGCTACTCAGCTGGCAACACCTCCCAGTGGCCCTCCGGTGGCTACAGTTGGCATGACGCCTCGGCCTATGCCGCCGCAGCCGCCATCACTTGCCCAAAACGTTAACCCATATCAGTACCTGCTGAATCGCGGACAGAACCTTAACGCTCAGAACCTCAATCCGGAATTTGCCAATAGGCTTACACAAGCCATCCAGGCTGCTGAATCGGCCACAGGGAGCCAGGCGCGACTCAATGATCTGTACCGGCCACCGGAAGTACAAGCGCAGTATTACGCGAACTGGACGCAGCAGCCGGTCAACTTTAACGGCGTTACGTACGTTCCAACAAAGCAGGGGGGACTTGCAGCACCGCCAGGCCACAGCCAGCACGAGCGGGGGATTGCGGCAGACGTAGGCAGCGGCCCAGTGCTTGACTATCTTCACCAGAACGCTGGCCGATATGGGCTCGAGTTTCTCAGAGGTAACGCAGGCGCGGTAGACCCGGTACACATTGAACTCGCCGGTGGTCGCGGCGGTGGTCCAGCCGGAGGCATTCCCTCTGCCGGCCCCGGTGCGGCAGTCTACCAGAAACTACTTAACGGCTTTAGAAACTCGAATCTGGTAGGTGTTGTTCCTCCTGACGGTGCTCGCTTTGGCATCACAACCGGCTCGCCGGAGGAATGGGCACGGTTTGGCACGGCGGTAGCCAATGCCGAGTCAAGCTTCAATCCAAACGAGGGCCCGCCTAACAGCCACGAGACATCGTACGGGCTCTTTCAATATGACCATAAACAGGTGCCGGGAGGCAACGCCTTCAACCCCGATGCTTCGATTGCACAGTTCATTACGGATGCGGAAAGCTCAGCGCACGGCCTGGGCAGCGGCATTCTAGGGCAACGGTTTTCCACAATCGGCAGTCACCCGGAGCGTACGATTTCACGCCTCGGAAAGTTCGGTGGTGGTAGCGTGGCGACAGGCGCTGCGGGCGACATAACAGGGCTCGGCTACGGAGGCGTACGCACTCCGGGTGGCCTGATGATGTTATCAGAGCCGCAGCAGGATGAAGAGCAGCCTCCGAGTGATGAACAGGAACTTGAAAAATTAAAGAATGAGCTAGCAAGTCTTGGGCAGACTGCCCCCACAGGCGGACCACCACCACCTGCGCCACAACCCGCGGTTGCAGACCTCACACCAGGCCTACCTCCGGTAAACCTCCAGCCGGCTGCAACCACGCCTGACGTCGCGGCTATGGCTGGAATGTTCGGTGGCGGAGCCATGCCAAGTTTGAGTCAAACACCAACCGCATTCCCAAGCAGCACCACTCAGGCCCAAGATTTGGCTATCGCACAAGGCTACCTATCGAGCCTCGGCAGCGGCCCAACCCACACAGTGATTGGCGCCGACGGCCAGCCACAAACCATTGACGCCGGTCTTGCCGCAATCGATCCCACGATCGGTATGACGAAAGGAATAGCACAGTCACCGCAGGTAAAGGCCGAGGAACTTGCTGGTGTTGTACCTAGGCTAGACCAGATGACACACGGCGGCCTGCCACTCACAACACCTACCAAAACAGAAACGATATCCAGAATGATTGGCCGTGACATAGGCCGCGCAATAAATCCTATAAATACGCTGGAGTCAATGGCACAGTTCTTTGAGAGTCAACTGAGCAAAGCTCCAGGGCAGGTGGAAGTTGCCCCATCGGAAGCTGGCGCAGCACTGCAGACCGTATTCGGCATGGCCGGCGCCCGCTTCCCTATGGCACTTAGAGGTGAAGGTGAGCTTGGTGCGCTCGGCGGCAAGATGATTCAGCCTGAATACACAGGACCGCTTCGTCAGGATATCCACCCCGCGGACACGGGTGCTCAGGCCGCTTACCAGCAAGGCCAGCAGGACGCGCGTGCTGGAGAGCCTCCGTCTTACTCCGGTGACAAGAAATTCAGTTACGCTTACGATCGGGGCAGAAACGACGGCTTCCGCGCTCTGCGAGAGGCGCAATCCCCAGCGGCATCTCTCAGATCACCAGCACTTCAAGCCATTGAGGAAGCTGCGCCACCACCTGGAGCGGTGAGAGATGCAGCAACTGGCCGTCTGCGTGATGCAGAAACAGGCCAGTTTATGAAAGAGGTTAGCGTTAGCAAGGAACAATTCGCCGACGCGATGGGCATCTCACGCGCCGAGCCGAAGCTAAACTCGCCTGAGTTCGAGGCTGCGCTAAGGAAATTCAATGATACATTAACTGCCGCCGAGCATGAGCCCGAACCACTAGCGGCAGCTGCCGCACTCAAGCCGAAGCCGCCTGATTTCGAGACGACGCTAAGGAAACTCCCCGCCGAGGATGATGCAACGGCTGCTGCTGCGCCGACGCTTCGTCCGCCTGGGTTCGAAGCAACACTAAAGAAACTTGCCGCCGAGGAAGAACCCGAACCGCTGGCAGCAGCTGCCGCACCCAAGACTACACTCAAGTCGCCGGCACTTGAAGCCATCGAGAAGCCTGCTCCGAAACTGAGCCCCATAGGCGAACTACTATCACTAAAAGAGCCGTCGCAGTTTACCGCGCCGCCGGCAGCCGGACCAGCGATACCAGCCGCTGCACCAGCACCAATGACACCGCGACAAGCGGGCACAAACCTACGCGCAGCTAGAGCCAAGCTTGCCGAGCAGCTACCGGAGGCAGTTAGACCAACGACCAAAGAACTCCGAGGCATGAGCCTAGCCGACGTCAATAAGCTTGTCGCGGAACGCTCTAAACAAGGTTACGTTGCTCCGACGCTTGGTGCGCCACCAGCGGAACTCCGTGTCCCGAAAGCTCAGCCAGAACCGTCCGCAGCGGATGAATCAAGAATTCGAGTTCGTCCACCAGTACCGGCTGCGCCAGCGCCGGTCACGCCTGCCACACCCGCCGCACCAGCAGCAGGACTCCCTCCGCTAACTCCAGCACAGATACAATCGGCTGTTCCTGCCGAGCTGCTGCCGCCTGCTCCCGCACTACAGCCCATCACTTCACCACTTGCTCCCAACATGCATCCGCCACTTGCCCCTGGGCCATACGTCAGCAATGTTCCACCCGTTAAGCCACCAACTGCGGCACAAACTCAAGCTGCTGCCCAGCGACGAGCCGCACAAGCTGCAGCACCGAGTTTGAGTCAAACACCGGCAACCCCACCAGGGCTTCCTGCTGGTATGACGCAAGCACCCCGTGCAGCCACCGAAGCCGAGTTCCTGCCGCGCATGTACGCACGCCTTGGTGACAGCTTAACGGACTCTCTCATAAGCTTTGGCCGCGAGGCTGGGCTGGACGCACCAACACTGAGGAGATTGTCAGAGTTGAACAAAAGCACGACAGGACCACAAGCAACATCGATCGCAGAAGCTGCCGTGAGTCATGGACGAGCCATATCACCCGGATTTAACTTCAATGTGAACGAACCAATACGCAATGTCAGGTTGTTCGCACACAAAAATCCAGGCTTTTGGGACTATATGCACCTGTATGACACGCTTGATGATATCCAGATGAAGCAAAACATACAGCGCGGCGGTCCCAACCAGCAAGGCCTGCCGCTGGCGCACCCGCAGTACGGCCCAGTCAGTGTACGCGGCGAGACGAAGATCAGTGCGCAGCATAAAATCGACCAGTTCGAGCGGGCACATCCAGAGTTCGTGACGCAGCGTGGACATTTTCGTGCGCATTTACAAGAATTGCGGCGTGAGGAAGCCGAGGGCGAATACGGACTACACACCAAACAAAAACTCGCAGACATGAACGCGCATAACGCAAATGAAGTCCCATGGACCAGCGGACACACGAGAGAGTACGGCGAAAATGGAAGTGCGTATGACGCACGCGGCAGGCTCATTGAGCGCGGAGATGCAGGTAAAGCCATGGAAGCGCGTACAATCAACGGCGCCCGCAAGAAGATGGCCAACGTAGCAAATATGTCATACATTGATGCCGTTCGCAGCTCCCCGCGCGGCCAAACAATGTTCGAGTTCAAGACGCCAGAGCAAGCCGCCGCCTTACCGCGTAGGCTCAAGCAAAAGCTGGTGGTAGGCAAGCGTCGTGGTGTGACTGAACACTGGCTAGCAAGGAACAAGACCATCGCGCAGATAATGGATCATGACCCCAAAGCCATGTCGTCAAGCGCAACAATGGCTTTGGCCAACATGTCACAGCGACTGTTTACAGCCAGCACGACAGGCCTATTATCGCACTTCGCGGAAACAGACGCATATCGCAATTACAAGATCGCGCAGGAAACCATTGCTGGTACGCGAGAGGGGCGTGGATTTCTGAACTTGATACCGCCGAAAGGATCACTAAACCCGTGGGCCAAAGGCCGCATCCAGCCCCCAGGCATGTTCGGTATACGGCAGGCACTAATGGGCCAAGGCAAATGGTTCGAAGGCAGCAACTCCAGAGCCCTTCGTGGCGTAGGACGCTTCCTGCCACTAGGCCCCGGCGCTATGCAACATGCTTGGTTTGCGGAGAACGTGCCAAAGGTAGCTGAGTTCATGCTGCACTCTTTGAACCATACGTCAGGAGGCCAGTGGTTGAAGCAGAAACTTGGCCCTACAGCCTCGCAGCACATATCAACTCTCCTGTCTCATGCATACCACAAAGCCGCAGTTGCCACAACCGAGGCGATGGGCACGCACGTCTCAGGGATTATGTCTGCTGCGCACGTACGCGCTACTAACGACATGCTAACTAGATCAGCTAACAACGTAATGAACGATCCAAAGTACAGGCATTTGGCAACTATTATTAACCTGTACAAGAACCTAATCATGTCCACACATGGCATGGCGCATGTTGCCGGCATACAGCGCAACTTGCCTAGAAACTGGAGCAAGATGTCTCAGGCTGACCGCGAAGCTGCGGTTGCGCCTCTATTCTCAGTGTTCAACGATGTGGTTGGAAATCCAAAGACCGCAGGGCGCTACTACGCGAAAAGCGGACCAATTCATTACGACATGGAGGACAGTACTAGCATCATCAGAAAAGCAGCAGCGATGATGGCAGAAAGTTGGGTTGCTTCCAACCAGGTGGGTCGCGAGATATCGCCATGGCACAATATGATATTGCAAGGAGGAAAGGCGCAACTTGCCGCATTGCGCAGAAACCCAACAGAATTTATGATCCGCAAAGCGATATACGGTACGGGGCTGTACGCGGCAAACTACTTGTGGAACGTATGGCAGGGCAAAGACCCGGACGGCGTACCCTACGTCAATCACCAAATGTACGGCCGTGGCGAATATCCCAAGGCAATGAGCACGTACTGGGGATTACAAGGACGCCGTGTAGCAGATGGCATCGAGCTTCCAGTAGCATATCAAGAGGATGTCATACACAAGATGCTGGTCGAAGCGTACATGGACCACTTGTTCGGAAACAACGCATGGACAATGCCGCAAGATGCCCAAGCAGCACTCACGAACTGGCTTGACATTGCCTTCCTTCCGCCCATACCACCTGCCCTAGGGCAAGCATTCGCGGCAACGGGAACAGCCCCACCGCAAAACGTGGGAGCATTTCTCCCAAACTGGCTCGTGTCAGGGCTGGGACAAAACAGCCCAAACGTGGACATCGGCGGTGATGTTTACAAGCGCAAAAACAACCCATTTGACCAGAATAGAATTGCAGGGCAGAACACAGAGAGTTACCTAAGAGCGGTTGCTCCAACCATCGCTGACATGTTAATAGGTGGCACTGCTGCGTTTGTACACACACCGGAGGGGCTTGAAACCAAACTGAAGAATGCAATTAAACAAATGGGCCGGTCGTATGTGCAAGCTCTGCCATTCACACGTGACTACTGGGATATACATCCGCCACTCTCTGCATTGACGCGATACCAACAAGAACTGTACAACCGGCAACAGGCCATTGAGCAGATTGACGAGTTCCAGCGCAAGTTCGGCGAAACTGGTGTACGGGATGTGGTGCGCAAGAAACCGTTAAGCAAAGGCGGAGATGCAGGAGCAACTGCGAGGATGGGATACGGACACTTGCCGCACGAGTTGCCAGGCCTGGATCAACCGGAGCCGACCAATCCGCTGTACATAGAGTTCGCGAAGGAACTTTACAACCTAACTAAGCACGACTCGCCAAGGACTGGAGGCTTTGGCTATCGTTCGCTATGGGATCGTTACCGAGAAGCAACTGAAGGCGTTCAGTCAATGCAAAAGATTGACTACGGCAATATGGGCGCGTGGCATCGAAACCTGGTACAGAATAAGCCCGGAGTGGTGGACCTGATGACTCAGGAGGGAATTGATCACAGAGACCCGTGGCAAGTGCGTAATTGGTGGGAACACAGACGCCAAGCTGCAGCAAAGACGATAAACCAGGCAATCGATGAAATTGAGAACAGGTTTAACTCGTCACCCATGGGTCAAGACTTCCAAAGAGTGCACGGCAAGAGGCTGCGGATTGACGACCTTGATCCTTACGGTGTGCCTGGCATCACTGCAAGCGGGGGAACGCCTGAGACCGAAGAGTTTGTACCAGGCGCTAGGCGAATACTGCCTTGGGCAGCACCGGAACAGCTACCACAATACAAATAGCGCTGTGTGAGTCAAACACCATGGACTGGCAAGTCAAAGTCACAAGGCACCTGATTGAGGGCGGTGTGATGGGACGCCCTCAATCTGAATTGATCGCTAAAGCCGGTGGCAATGCCCATGACGGCGAGGTACGTGCCTTCCTCATGACCTTGGCCGCCGATAGGAAAGTGCAGAAGTTTATCCTGCCTGGTCAAAAGGTGTTCTGGCGCGCCACAAGCGAGATCGAGAGGCTTTCCCCGCCTTCGCGAGGATAAAGTTTGACTCAAACACGCACCACTTTCATATTACTCCAACGATGCAGCCCGTTCTTGTCCTCAACGAACCGTCGTGTTCTCTCGTCCCAGCTAGATGGATACGACAATTTGCACTCCGCTGCGATGGACAAGGGCTCGGCTGGTCTGCGCCCCCACGCATCCTGAATCATGATCGGACTCTCTGCATATTTCCTGAGTATTCTCAATGCCGTCTTCGCGTACTTGTGCTCTGCCATACCGACAAGATTATCGTGTACGTTGATTGCTACGCGAGCATGGCCCTTTGGCCACTCGTCATCTTCCTCAGCCTGATACCAAACCTGTACAACCTTATCGCCGATTGTGCTCTGCGGATAAAACGCCACAACCGATTTGGATACTTCATCATCAACCGGCTGCAATACCCTAAACCTTCTCCCAAGCGCGTTGAACAATGTCCTTTCCCGCTTAAACGTCGCCTCTTCTTGTCTCCACCACTCTTGCAACTCCGGCGTGATCTTGTGGTACAACATGAATGCACGCGCAGCCGTGTGGTATGATAAGCCCGTAACCTCGCTGAGCTTGACCCTTTCCATTCGATAGTTCAAACCGTGCCTGCAACGTTTTGCAACGTAGCGAAGAGTAGGCCGACTATCTTCGTCCCAATCCTTAGCCGGAACATCTGCATAGGGAATTTTGAACATCTCGGAAGCCAGTGCACGGTGACAATCGTAGCTGCCGTCGTGCCTCGCCCTAGCAAATTGCTGCTTCCACTTAGGTATGTCAGCCCTGAACGAAACCACTTGGGCCTCCGCCTGTGCCAGGTCAAAGTAGATATAGCAACAGCCAGGGTCGGCAACGAAAAATCCTCTCGCCCGTGCGGGCTGATTCTGTATGTTACCGCCTTCGCCGTTAATAAGCTGACCAGAGGACAGCCTTCCAGGCGCATTGGAAACACCATATTGTTTGAACTCGAATCGAAATCTTCCATCTTTTGACTCCTTTGCGCTGACGTATGTACTCCTGAACTTGTCCTCTTCCTTATACTTGTTGAGCGCTGTAAGCATTTCTCGCTCGACCGGCCGTGTGCTGGCGTGCTTGATGATATGCATACGATTTGTCGCGTCCGTTGACGTACCAACGCCCTGTAGGTTGAGCCTGCCGAAGAATAGTTCCCTCAACTGCTGCCACGAGCTTGGGTTTGGGAAGTATGATTCGTCCTCTGTGCACTCGTGTACCAACCTGTGGAACTCATTCTCAAGACTAGCTACATCCTTGTTGATCTCCAGGGCAAGCGCGGCCTTAACAGACTGGTCTACAGGCAAACCGTGAACAGTTGCCTCGACCAAGTGGGGCTGCGCGCGCATCACATGATCGAAGAAGAACTTACTTAGCCCTTGCTTCTCCAACTCCTGTTGCTCTTTCTGCGCGATTGCCCATGTGATGGCTGCATCCTTGCAGTTGTAGACCCAGAACTCGTTAATATCGCCCCCCTCCTTCCAGTAGTCACCCTCGCCCTTGTAGTACGGGTGGTTCGTGTACTGCGATGTTAAATACCCTAGGTTGTGTGGCAACTGCGGATACAACGTGTGGTGTGCCAGAAGCGTGTCAAACCATACTCGTATGCGTAGCCAGTCATGAAGCCTCAACCAATACGCATCGAACCCTCCATTCTGAGCGATCAGTCTGTGTGAGTCAAACAGCTTTTGAAGCGCCGCCCAAACATCACATTCCTGCGACAGCGAGAACACGTTCCTGCTGGCATCCCTGAAGTTGATACACATAGCTGTGTGGCCTTCGTTCGCAATTCCGATGCACGCTGTTTCGCTGTTCAGCCCTTCGATGTCAACTGCTACAGGCGCTTCGGACCACTGCAAATCGCGTATAAATGCCATAACCTCATAGAACTTTGGGTTGATAATCGCTTCGACTTCATGTGGCTTGAACTTATGTGCCACAACGTTCCCAAGCTTCTGCATGTCCATCATGAATGTGATCTCGGCTTTCGGCTCCCTCAACGGATATGCTGGATTGTTGGCGCATACCGCGTGGCCTCGCCGACCGTTCGGCAGATCAATGTCCAACACCGATCCCCGCCACGCGCCAATGCCTTCCTTGTCCGTCATAGCCGAGAGCGCATAGTTGCCGAGCAGCACTACAGTTCTCAGTTCCGACAACTGCTCAAGCTCCCAATGCAGCAACTCCCTCCAGCGTGCCACTTCATCTGCATGCATCTTCAGCTTAGGATCGTCGGACATACTTATCTGGCGCTTCATTACGTTCGTCGAGTACACGTTGTCCGGCTTGAGCCCGTACCGATCAACATGACGCCACAAAAGCTGACCGGATTGGCCAACGAATGGCGTCTGCTTACGGACCTCTGCCTCGCCGAGCCCCTCACCAATGAATGCCACAGTTGCATCGACTGGGCCGCTAGACACAGCCTGTACATCCAGGCCATGTGCCTCGGCCAGCGCGCGAAATTCTTCAGTTAGCTCCTCGCGTGTAGTCATGTGCGAAACTTCGGGCTGATGTCGATGATAGCGTCCGGACCCACGAGAGACTCCATCTCCCGCACCATTGATTGCTCGTCCTCGCCAGAGAATATCATGATCTCGATATCACCACTGCAGCCGAAATCAGCAGACTTGCACATAATTGGCTTGCCTTCCTTTAACAGTTGCAGGTTACGGTGTGACAAACCAATAATCATTATCTCAGCTGGCTTGCCATTCTTCTTGCCACGTCCACCCATTTTCAGCATCACTTGTTCTCCTCTTCTATCTTGTCAGCCACTTTCTCCATCTTCGCTTCCAGCTCCTCAAGTGTTCCATCGTTCTGCACCTTCACATTTGCATTTGGAATCACGAAAGGATAGACGCGCTCGACTTTATCTCGCATGATCTGCACCAGAAAGAACCTGCCCAACGCTCGACAGTCTAGCACGCTCGTGCCGTCACTAACCACAATATACTGTGACGGATGCGACCAACGGCTTGACCTGGCCAACAGCAACTTACCCAACACACCAGGTCCATAGTTAAACCTTAGGTGCGCCAACTCCAGGTTTATAAACTGCACTGGAGTTTTCGATAGCAACTCAGGCACCTGCTCATGCGCTTGAAAATCACGCAGTCTGCGTCCCAACAGTGAGGCTAGATACAGTTTCATCGGAAATTCGAACGAGGCTTGCCTTGCTGTTTTACCTCGACGCCTAAGTACGGACACAAGCAGTGTTGCCGCTGTTGACTTGCCGCTTTTCGAGGGCCCGGTGAATATGACATACCGCAGCCATCGCATTGTTGTTTGACTCACACATATTCCTCCTAATCTCTGCTCTCGCGTCTGAGCGCCAAGTGCACAGCACCCCTGTCCACAATCACTAGCACGCTGTGTCTTGCACGCGTGACAGCGGTGTAAAAGTTGTTCCGATTCAACAGAAATGGCGCTCCACGCGACATACAATAGATCACATTGTCAAACTCCGAGCCCTGGCTTTTGTGTGTTGTGATCGCATACCCTAGCTCAATTTGTTTCCTTGGGTCATAATTAATTACGGTGCGCAGAAAGTTGTTGTACGCTCGCAACGTCGGTGGTATCTCCAGACTGCGCCCATCAAAAGTCTGAAACCACAAAGAGCCATCCTCGGTATCAATGCTGACAACACGACCAATTTCGCCATTGAAAAGATCAAGCTGGTAGTCATTTTTCGTCCAGATGATTTTATCGCGGGCACGCACCACCAAATCATGGTCTTCCTTGTTGAATCTTGGCAGCCGCAGAAGCTCCTTGTCTTTATTTAATTTCACCTGCACGGATGGGTTGACACGCGTCGTACCACACGCGCCTCTTCTCGTAGGCATGATTATTTGACAGCTATCGCCGGCGAACTCTGGATGTTTCGCCACATGCTTAACCAGAGACAACACAGGATTATCTGTGATCCACAAATCAAATCGACTGTTACGCAACGGCACCTGTCCCCTTAGGATGCGGTGCGCGTTTCCTACGATCTCGTCACCCGACCTGAAATTGAACGTCAGAGTAACCGATGGAAACTTATGCAGCACAGTTCTAAACGGCGGCGCGCCTTCCTCAACTGGCAACAGTTGATTGTTGTCACCAAAAAACCGAATCACACCCTTCTTCTGCAATGCTCCTATTAATTGCCTATATAGCTCTGGTCCGACCATGCTCGACTCATCAACAAATATGACCTGTTCGTCGAATGGACAAGCAGAACAACGCCTTGGCTCATACCTAGACGCCATATAGTGATCTGTGTCATCGTCAGGCTTGGGAAATTCCAGAAGCCGGTGAATAGTTTTCGCTCTGATGCCCGTCAACTCGTGGATGCGCTTTGCCGCTCTCCCAGTAGGAGCGCACAACGCAATCTTGTACTTGCCTGCAAGCTGCCGATACGCATGCCCCAACACAAGTGTCTTGCCGGTTCCCGCCCCACCCGTAACAGATACAATTCTATTGCTCAGATCACAACATAAATCGATAGCGTGTTCCTGCTCTCTACTTAACGTTTCCATCTACCGGCTCCCTGGTGGCGCGTACGGATTGAACACCTCCGATATCACATGTGGATTTTTATCCTGTGTCTCTCCTTCACGGACAACAGTCAGCCTGTACACAAACTCGTCCGAGGTGCCTGCATCCGCTATGCCGACATCGTTCGGACATATCAAGGCTTCCGGCAGGACATGCCCGGACATCGCCCTGTTCCAGTACGCACCATCTTTGCTCGAGAACAGATCGCCCGGATTCAAATGGCGAACCGCTGTTTTGATAGCTACGATACGTGCTTTCATGCTGCTTCCTCCGACACGGCCTCCGCTATAACGGTTCTCGCCACCTGGACAAGTACGTTACGCGTGAACTGGGACTTCGTGAGCCCCAGCAGCCGAGACGCCTTCCCTATATCTTTCATATCATCCAGCCGCACGCGCACAAGCAACTGAACATCCCCCGTGCGCACATGCTCGCCAAGGCGCACTTGCACACTATCCGTTGACATCGCCTTCGTCCTCTTCCACACCTTTGCACGCGAGACGCCGACCATTCAGCCAGCCTACAAACATATGGAACCTGTCGGTCTCGCTGGCAATCCGTTCCACCAAATCCATGATCGCGTCAGCCTGGCCCTCGATACATGCCTGTTCGCTACTCATGGTGTAGCCCTGGCGCAGCGCCTGCACAACTTCCGTTCGAACCCAGTTTCCGTTGCCCATAACACTTCTCCTGTTTGACTCAAACAAAGAACGCCGCGGAGTGCGCACCCTCCGCGGCGTTACCTCGTCACCTGGTGCGTGGGGGTCGGCCCCGACGCGGTGCAGGCGCTTCTTCTTCTTCAGGCTCCGGCTCCGGCTGCCTCACGCGTGCCGGTGCCTGACCTTCCAGAGGCTCGACGGCAGCAATCTCAGCGCGCTTGCCGGCAGCAAGATCGCGAGGATTGACACCCTGCCGAACCCTGAGACGGGCACGACAGCCGATCCACTCGTTGGGGTCAATCGAGGTAGTGGCGGCATCCAAGCCGATTGCCTCGATGAACTTCCGCAGGTTGAACAAGGCACGACGGTCCTTGCCATCCCGTGGCTTGATCTGACGATTCCAGAACAGCGACGCGCCGTCCTCGAAATCCTCCTGAATGTCCGCAGGAATTTCGTCCGGCGGAATCACAAACCTTACCGAGTAGTAGGTGTTACCCTTGGCGGATGTGGCAACTTGCACATCCTGAATCTCGCCAACGTATAGGCCAGCGGGCAGTTCTGCTGGTCTCTCAACATCCGCAAGGGACTCCTCGAGTTCGATTATGTCCAAGCTTTCAGGATCATCTTGCATCTTAATACTCCCGGACAGGTCGGCAGTCTGCCCTGTTTGACACAAACACTCACTGCCTTGAGCTACGGCCTTCGGTGCGCCTTGGGCCGAACTAAAACCTCATTGATCTTTTGGCTTTCAGACCTCGCGATCTGCTCTTTCACGCTCGGAGTCATGATCTTCCCGCCGTTGTCAGACCATTCGTTATACCATCTCGCTATGGTCATCTGGTCGCCATCTGGCATGTCGGCGTCGTACTCCAGGATAAACTCTGCGTCCCCCTTGCCCGAGAACATTCGCGTTTTCATCGGTCGCCTGAGCCGAACATTCGCTCGCACGGCTAGCTTTCGCACGTTCTGTATCATAGACATGTACCAAATCTCGGATAACCGGAACGTCACGTTATTCATAAGCTGCCCGCCTAACTGCACGTTGATGTGGGTTGTTACCTCTCTACCGTCGCGTATGTCTGTGGTGGGGTCTGCCTCATGCGCCGTGACAATCAGATGCACGCCATGCTTCGATGTTGTTCGCAGCAGTCCGTTCAGTACTTTCATTGTTAAAGCATTACGAGCACCGTATGCAGCCTGGCCTGGGTCTTCAATTGTCGGAACGAAGCCACCACGCCTACTAGCACCGATATTTGAGTTAATTGCTTGTTGGAGTGCCAGGTGCACAAGCGCTGTTCCAGAGTCAAAAACAACTGTTTCGATCTCCGTGTTCTCCGCTAGTATATGATCAAGATCAAATGGATTGTCGCTCTTCGCATACTTGAAAAACTCCTCCGGTGTCAAACTTGACAAATCGGCAACCTTAACGTCATTGCGGTGTTGCACCGACACATGTTCCTGGTCACCCAGTGACAGCCACAATTTCTTGCCTGGAGCCGTGGCTGCAAACGTGCTCTTGCCGCAAGATGACGCGCCCCATAGGAGCACAGCCATTCTCCGCGGTGTATCCTGTCCGCTTGTTACCGTAACCGGACCCACTTTGAAGGTTTTCATAGCCGTGCTCCTCTTAACTTCAACCCTTATGCTTGAAGTACTCAATTGCCCTGAGATGCCTCAACGCTTCTCCCTTTGTCTTGCTCACGCCGAAGTTCTGAATACCGTTCGATGGATTCAGATCATTGACGCGGTACCCACCCGGAGCCTTCGTGATTGCTTGCTTCTTGTGCATGTTAGCCAACACATGAGGTCTCATATCAGGCTTTTTCATATCACCTTCTCCTCTGTTGTTTGACTCAAACACTACGCGGGTGATGGACCACTGCGACTAACAGGACCAGCCTGCCGCTGCGCAGTTTCCTGAACCTTGACTGCTCCTACCAGATTCTCCTGAACCTTGGCCACCCTTTCCTGCCCATCAGCAATACGCTCCAGGGCTGTTGCCGCACGACATAGATCGGTGACAACAAGCTGCGCAATGTCGATGCTTGCCTCAATTATCGCGTAGTCTTCATCCCTGGTGGCTGTGGGCGCGGTCTTTTTGGCCTCATTCACTGCAGCAACCAGCGCGTCGAAAACAATGTTGATGTGCGCGATCTGCCCTTCGTCTGCCATCTCGTCAATTGCGTTTTCCAACTCGCTCATTTTACCAATCCCCCTCGGTAAAGGACTAGCCGTCCCGGCTCGCGCCCGTCGATGAATATGATTTTGACAAACGCAGCCGAAGCCTCGTCATCGACTGGGCAGAATTTGCCATCGATGAAAAAGCGCCAACCATATCGGTCATCAACAACAACGGGCTCGGTCATCGCACCAATCCTTTCTCTTTCGCCAGGCTCCTCGGTATCGTGATCTTTCTGTTGTCCCCGTCCACCTTCGTGGCTGATTTTGGCAGCCATACCTCCGCTCCATCTATGACGAACACCAATCCTTCCTTACTCACGCCTATACCAAACACCTGCTTCTCATACTCTAGCTCAACCAGCTGCGGAAGTGCCATGTCAATCCTCACTAACTGCTGACTCAGATGGGCTCATTCTCGCTGTGATCATTTCCTCCCATTGCTCGAGCCGCCCTTCGTGTGTGTCCCCGCAGAAGCTTATCAACGAACACGGCCTGAAATACCTGTTGCAACTGTGTGTGTATCTGGGAGCATACTCCCAGTCATCCTTATAGCGCTCGAACACTTCTGCCGTATGCCTGAACCAGAATGCCCAGCGCTGGAACTGCTCGCCCGTTCTGCTTGTGTAGATTGGCCACACGTCCTCGCCCCTACTCGAAGGCTTGACCTTGAGCCCCAGTATGCGCGCGTTGTAGATATCGAAACCGTACAACGCCGCCGCGCACGCCAAATATCCAGTTACCTGATGGCTTAACTCGAACGACGCTTTCCATCCTGCGTCCAATCGGCTTGCCGTCTTGTTATCTTCCAGCACAGCGTGGCCCTTAGCCGTATCGTACGTGAGTCCGTCGAGGGTTCCTATAAAACGAAATTGCTTCTCGTCGTCGTATGTGAGCACTACGTCAAACACGTTCTCAATGCCCACGACACAATTCGGATCGCCATCGTCGGCCACGTAGATTGGAAAGTTGAACACCCTCGGCAGTATCTCGTCGATGTACACAATGCTCGCCATCTCCATGTTAGCAACCGTTCTGATGTTGTCGTTCGGGTCGTCTTTCCATCCACCGCTATGCAGTATCTCAAATGCCAATATCATCATAGACTCACGGTCATTCTGCTGCTTTTCGCAAGCACCCCAGCATTTGCGCCACCTGTTTGAGTCAAACATCTGCTCGTGGTAGTTTTGGACGAGCTTCGGCCTGCCGAACAGGCGCACTGCTGCCGCTTCCGCGTGCCGAGGCAATCGCTGCACCCGATGCAGTTGCCATAAGCGCAGCGCGGCGAACACTTCGTGCATGAGCGCTCCGGCCTCCAGCGCCATTGAGCGCGATGTCATTGGATATCGCTTCTGCGCCGATACCACCCCCCAAGTCGGGCACATGTTGAGCGCTGTCAGGCGGCTGTTGCTGTACGGATGCATCTGCAACTGCGCTTCCGTCGTCGGTGTGATGCTCAGAAGCTGGTTTTGTCCCACCGGGACCGTCTGGGCCTGAGGCTTCGCTTTCTTCAAATTTGCTCTTGGCATTGAGATACCTTTCCAGCTGTTTGCGGCAGCCCTCGACCACAACCATGAACTTGTTCGGGTCGGCGCCGATATTCCTAACTGTGAACTCCAAGGCCTGCAAAGCCTCGTACAACTCCGCGTCCGCTTCAGCGTCAAAGAACACGCCATCGTCGCTAAGATAGCCTTTGACATTACGCATCTTTGTCATCCCATGCCACGCTCTCCACACTTACACCATCTGGCTGCCTGCCACGCACAACCTTCCTTAGCTCTCTTTGTTGTACCTCACTCAATTGCGCAAAGCCCGACATGGTATCGGCCATGCTCTCCAGCAACTTTGCGCATGCAGTCAACTGGTTTTCTGTCTCAATCAACCGCTCGTAGACCAACGTGAACATGTACGCGACAGGCCCCTCGATACCGCGATCACGCAGCTCTTTCTGGAACTGATTGAATGTAAGTGACATCTATCGCCTCCCTGTTTGAGTCAAACACGGCTCAGGTTCCAGGTGCTCGTCCTGATCTGACACCGAGGCCACTGCCTTTTTTGGCTCTACGCCTGTCCTCACCGTTGATCCTACTAATCTTCTCGGCTCTGTCACCATCCTCAATCTCCACTAGGTTGCCGGAATAGACATCCATCTCTTGCTGATGCTGTATCAGCTTCGCCAATCTCGCTTCTATTGCTACCTCCAGTTTGCCCATTCTGTCTATGTCGCGCTTCAGCATTTCGTACTCACGAGCGATACGCTGCTGCTCTTTAGCGATCAAATGCATGTTCTTAGCGTTAACACCCGCAAAGTATACGACCACTGCGCTCATGCGCTTCGCTCGCACAACAAGCAAATGCTGCTCGATTTCCTCTCTGCTCTTCTGGCTGAACACCGGCTGCAATATAAGCGGCATCGTTATCTCCAATTAGAAAGGGGCTGAACGCCGGAGTGCAAACCTTTACGTTCAGCCCCCGACCCGACGGGAAGGCCACAACCGTCAGGTCTATGCGCGTTCTGCTATTGTGATCTTTATCTGGCTCTTTGTGGGCGTTTTTGCCTTGTCGATCTGTTCTTTCATTATGATCGTCGGCACGTTGTACATTGCGAGCGCCCACTTGCACAGCGCGTCAGGATCGAACCTGCGAACCGGCTCTGTGACTGTCACCGTGACAAAGAAGTGCTTGCTCTCAGCCAAGCCGTGAACGCCAATCTCCAAGCCTTCTAAATTGCCAAGCACACCCTCATCCTTGGCCTGCGCGAGTAGCTTATCGTACTTGCTGTCGGCAAACTTGCCAATCCAGTTCCACATAAACAACTCGGCTAGTATCCTTGAGGTATTGGCGCCTTTGCCTGTATCCTGCTTGATCTTGCCTAGCAGATCAGTCGTGACGCTGCCTATGTCCTTGATTATCATCCCCAAAAAGCTGCTCGGATTTGCGCCCAGCAGCTTAGCTTCTGTCGATGGCGTGCGCGCTCGCGGCACCACCGCTACTACGTCTTTCATCTTCGCTCTTGTTGCCATCATTCTGCACTCCTCTTGCTCTGCTTGCTATTCGCTGCGATACTAATCAGTGGCACATGCATCGCACCCAATCCAACCACAATTCTTGCCACCGTTCGAAAGTACATCGTGCTCTGCTTACGTTTGCCTGACAGAACACGCTGCACAGTTGACATGCTGACTCCTGTTCTCGCTGCCACTTCTGCTCGCGTTAAGCCCATCCCACGAATAATCGCCCCCAAACGATACACTATAGGGTCAACTTGGTGATCGTACACCTTTTTGCTTGGCAAACCGTTGCTCATTTTCTGCACTCCTCTGTTTGCCTCAAACACCGTCACCACAACATGTCATTCTTCAGCTTATTCAGGTCGAAATAACCTTCGATGTATATGCGGTTGCCTTGAATGCGCAACGTATACTCGCCGTCATCGGTAACCGCAGCCTTCAGTTTGGCCTCAAGGCTTTCCGCTCGCTCGTGCGTCATTGGAATGTGGCCTCCAACCTTCAAGAGCGTTTGTATCAGCCTCTGAAGCAACTCATGATTAACCTTCTTGGTTCTATCAAAACTGAACAGCAGTCTTTCCATTTGAATGCCGGCCAAGTGTACATGCGTTGCGCGATCCCTGCGCGCCTTCTCTTGAGCGTCACGCTCAGTAAACGGATTCAACGTTACCATTTTGCACTCCTCTGTTGTGGCCGGACCGCGTGAACGACCCGGCTGTTTGCCTCAAACACGCCGCAGGCGATGACAGGACCATTCGTTTTCCCTGCCGACATTGTTAACAAACCGCCTGGCATCGGCCTCGCTGTCAAATGGCCCATAGAACTCGGTCTTATTCCACCCGACTGCAATCCACTTCTCCTTAGTGCCGTTCTCGTCCATGTTTTGCACTCCTGTTTGACACAAACACTCTGGTCTACTCCACACACTACGCACCACACCCTATTTTATATCATATTTGATAGCAATTGTCAAGCAAAATCGACTTCATCACCTGTGACATATTGTCGCACTTGCGGTTCTGGGCGCCTGTACTAGCTGGGTTCTGGCGCCTGTACTACACTCCGCTCCCCGTGGCACAAAAAAAAGGCCGGCCGGGAGGATTTCTCCTACCCGGCCGGCCTTTTCCTTACTCACTATCCTCCTCCTGTCGCTCGCGATCTTCCTCTTCCTGCCGTCTGCGATATCCTTCACATTCCGCTGACTGCAGCGCCATAGCAAGTAGTCCAATTCCTAGCATCACTAGGTATTCCATTTCACTTGCACTCCGCTATTTGTCTCAAACACACAAATAGGCCGCATCGGGTGACCGATGCGGCCCGTCCCATTTAGTTCGCTAATCGCACCTCGATTGCGTTTTGTATTTCCTCGAGCGCCGCAATCGCCGCTTTCGACAACTCACCTTTGGCGTTTGCCAGAGCGCGCGCCAAAGAATCGCATATCCAAACAATTGAAGAACCTATGTCTTCCTTGCCGGTAGGCTTAGCTGTCGCATCGGCCGCTTTAGCCGCTTGGACCGCCAGCGTGCCGCCAACGGTTCCGACTTGCTTGCCGCGATGGTGCTCGCCCCCAACGCCTGCTTCTGTTGGTTGCACGCCGTACAAAGCGGCACCCATCCTAGCGATTTCGGCAAAACTAGGCTTTGCTGCAAGCTCTCGCTTATCATCACCCTCGCCAACCGAACGCTTCTCATCTAGCAGGACGCGCTCCTGCCCGAAATGCTTCTTGATCGCAGGACCGGATAGCATCAGCGTTCCGGCTTTTTGATCAAGTTTAACCTCGGAGTTGGTTTCAATGGCAGTGAACGCAAACTGCGCGCACAACTTTAGCTGCGTTAGAAAGTTGCCACGAAACGTCTTGCGTTGCTGATAGTTCGGCGCGTCCGTTTCCTTCTCCCCCGGCATGGGAAAGTAGTCTTTAACCCTTTCCGCGTAGTCAACCCTCTGGTACTCAACACCGTTCGTGTCGCGTCTAGACACTACCTCACGGAAGCCAAGCACAATGCCCAATTGATCGTTCAGCTTTCCCATGGCCTTTTTGTCGCCGGAGAATGTTGCTGTGAGATCAATGGTTTCATCAGCCAGAGCCGCCTTTATGACTGCTTGGGATAACTCGCTTAGCTGATGCTTTCGCTTGGAACCCAAGAGATGCTGCTCTTGGATCATCTCATCAATGCGCTTTTCGTCTCCGAACATTTCAGAGATGATACGCAGCCCAACGTCTTGCGACAGTGCAGAACGCTTAATCGGCACAATGCTGCCACCCGTCGTGGCATTGGCCGCCTTTTCGGCAGCAGTTTCGGCTCGACCTTTCGGCGTTTGCCTAATAGCCTCTGTTGTCTGCTTTGCCGCGACCGCTCGCGGATTAGTCTCTAGCGCTCGCGGGTTTGTCCCGTCCGCTCTAGAGCTTGCCCGGACCTTGGCAGCGTCGGCCATAAACGAATATGGCTTTTCCGCTTGCGTCTTAGACACTTTTGCCATTGTGGGGTTTCCTTTCCACACAAGTATTCGTTGTCGGCGGAATTGCTGACAACGTCTGATTGTGCCACACTGTTGCACATTTGTCACTGTGACATAGTGTCGCACCCGGTTGCATCGCAACAGGCCGAAGCGGCGCTCTTTCGAACGCCGCTTCTCCGTCTATTGCGCCTTATTGCGTTCTATAAGCCACGCGTGCGCCTTTGGTCCCGCGATGTACAAATGCCCGACCAAAGCAATTAAGCCTTGACTAGCAAACTCTGCCATCATTCCCGAAAACGTGTCCAAACTCATATGCGCCATAAGCGCCGCGTATAAATGGCCAGCTGGAACCCCGCCTAGCGGCGAGCCCTCCGCCTCCACAAGCGTCTCAACGATTACATCCGCAAAGGCAGCTATAATCGCGTCTGCCTTTTCGCTTAACTTATTGTCCATTTTGCTCAACTCCGACCTTAACAGCCTCACCACGCGTATAGGCGGCACGCTGGCAAAACGCGCCAGCGTGCCGCCACTCTACTTAGCCTTCATCACTGTTATCGCCGAACAGCTTCTTACGGCCACGTGCCTCTTGCCACATCCGCTCGATTGCCCCCTGCTTTCCAGGCTGCACGTGTGGATGCGCCAATTCCTCTTGCTCATGATCGAGAAACTGCTTAATCTTCTCATCATTGGGCCGCACTTGCACCGGCCGCGCACGTGTCGTCTCGCCTGCGCCGCATCCACCCTCTGCGCTGGGTGTCCGCATAAACGCGTAGTAAGCATCGCGACCGCTTGCACCCGTTGCCGTACGATACTGCCTCCATTTGTAGCCGCAAACCGCTTGCCACGACGGCGCAACATTCGCACCCGTCCCAGCAATCGCAGCGTCTACACTCGGAATGTGCGGCACTTGCTGCACTTGCTGCCCGTAGGCAACACCAGTCGCGAGCACAAACGCAGAGGTAACCAATAACAACGTCTTCATTTGTAGCACTCCTATCGGGCGATATTGCCCGCAATGGCCACGCTGTTGCCTCACCCTATCACTTACTCGTCTCGATGTAGATCGCCGCGCCCACCTTAGTTAGCGCATAGATCAAAGCCGGTATCGCAACACCCATCACGACCGCTGCAATTTGCTGCCCGACGCCGCTTGCGCCCGATATAAAGGCGAAAGCATTCAACGCTGCGCTTCCGGTTAGCGTCCCTACGATTGCCGGGTGTGCATACCGCGCTACACTTTTCCTCAACTTGTCACTGGCCATAATCATCGCCAATTCCAACGCCACAAAGCCTAGGTCAACTCCGATTGCCATCGACCACGATTGCCAGTCGGGCGAACCCGTAACAATCGCGATACCATGCGCCAAATGGCTCAAGCTCAACGCTGTTAGCGTCATCGCCACAAGCCCGATACCGCACGCCGTCACCGCTTGCCGGTTCGAGGCCTTCACCTTACACCGCGCAACCCGCACCTTAGCCTTAGTCTCAGTCTTCTCTAGCCTTACCACGTTCATCGTTTTGCACTCCGTATGCGTGGCCATTGCGGGAAACATCCGCCCACAATGGCAAGCCCCGGCATTATCCGGGGCATAGCTACGCCATCACCCTTTGGACGGGCTTTGAACGTGCCGCCGGATGTCCATCGCTGAGGCATCACCTAGCCGGTCGCCTCCGTGTGCCGCGTGAGCGCTGTCAGAGGACAGGAACCACTCACGCGAGGCAGGCGACCGACCGCGAAACGGGCCGGCATGACAAAGGCAACGCGCCCTTGGCATGACCGCAATATGGCACACTGCTATCAATTTTGATATGCGACAAGACGCCGCACTTACATTTAAAATTATCACAAGATCGTGATCAACTATCACGAAAGCGTGTTTGACACAAACAGAGGCCTGCGAGCGGAAGCTCATTCCTACCTATTTCACCGGGATAGGACTACCTCGCCGCAGGCACGGAAGTCCTATCCTATCCTCATCACCCTCCTACATCATCCTACTCCTACCTATTCCTATGCCAATTCCTATCGAAATGGTGCATAGTCCTACGGAAACGCAGAGCGATCTGCGCCGGGAGGCCATTTTTTGTGTGAGTCAAACAGCACCTCAGCGTAGGAATTTGCCTACGCAAATAGGCCTACGAAGGAGGGTTTTCAAAACCACATTTCACAACGATTTTCGCAATTATATGCCTATTCCTATGTAGGAATCTTCCTATCTGCGTGCCTACTGCGCCGGCTGGCTCCTATGGAATAGCCCTATCCCTACGGCACCGGTCACCCTCCGCCCCGAATTCCAAACAGGCCTATATAATAGTCCTATCCCTAAGGGGGGGCTGGGGGGGATGTACCGTGACGGCGAAAAAGGCGAAAAAGGCGAAAAAGGCGAAA